CTGTCCAATGGGTTTATCGGCACGGCGGCCGGATTCAACATTTATCAGTCCAACAACGTCCCGAATACGGCCAATGCGAAGTACAAAATCCTGGCCGGCACAACGGATGCCATTTCCTTTGCATCCCAGGTCACTAAGACGGAAGCCTTCCGGCCCGAAAAATCTTTCTGTGATGCTATTAAAGGGTTGTTCGTTTATGGGGCTCAGGTCGTGCAGCCGAACGCCTTGGCCTGCATGACGGCAAACCCGACTGCCGGCGCGTAAGCCAATGGAATTGAAGATTGAGGTCCAGGGCCTGGATGAAGCTATTTCCAGGCTGGACCGCATTTCCAGAGGCGCGCGGCAACAGCTTCGTTCGGCTATGTTGTCATCGGTCCGTGACGTTCAGCGGACAGCCCGTGAGAAACATAAATTTGTTACGCGTTCTGGTGAGGCTGAGCGATCCATTGAATCCAACGTACAGTTCAGTGGGGATACCTGGGTGGGTACAGTCGGGACGACTCGCAAGGTTACCATTTACCTGCACCAGGGGACGCCGAAGCATGTCATTACGCCGAAACGGAAATTGGCTCTGCGCTGGACTGCCGGCGGCAAATTCGTTTTTGCGAAACGAGTTTATCATCCGGGAACCAAACGGGACCCCTTCATCTTTAATGCAGCCAACGCCAATAAACGGCAAATCATCGGCCGGTTTGAAAATGCTGTCCGACGGGTTTTTGAGGAGGTAAAATGATGGAATTCATTACATTAGCAGATATTACAGACAACATCCTAACGTGCAGAGACTGTGACGTCGACTATGCCAATGATTACCTTCATCGTTTAGCCGCTTCTTTCAGCCTGTCTGACGCTGATATTCAACTGCCGCCGCGCCTGGCCATTAAACAGCTGGGAAAAGCGGTGGCCTGCCGGGAATGTGCCGCCTCTATGGTTGGCTCGGATACGACGGTTATGGTTGATGGCAGCCGTTCTGAAGATATTTATTTCCAGAAATATAAGATGTACGTCCAGATGGCAAAGGACCTGGAAAGCCGGCTGACTTATGCTGACTTTGCTATCGACGGTATTGATGGCAGCGGGAAAGGGGGTGTCGGGGTAATCCGCTTATCCCGTGCATGATGAACCGATTCCGCCAGATTGCCAATGAAATCTGTGAGATTTTGAAAGATGAATTCCCTGATATGGTATGGCTGAATGCCGTATCTGGCCCGGCGTACCCGAAGGAGCTGACCGGGTATATCTGCTGTGACTCGATTACTTACGAGCCATTCAGCAAGGGGAAGCGCCAGGCTTCGGCTGTCTTCACGATTGAAATTATCTCACCGAACCCGAAAGGGAAAGAGACAGATGCGCAGTATATCGAAGACTTGGCCATGGAAGTTGATGAAGTGCTGTGTGAAAACGAAACAATTGATGGCTGGGCCGAAAGCAGTAACGTCGATAAGATCTTATTTGCTACGCCAGCAGGGATGACGAACATCGGCCTGGCCATTTTCCAGTTCACAGTTACGTATACAGAATAGGAGGGTGCTTATATGGCACGTAAATATGCAACACCGACGAATACCGGCTCTGTAGCTACCGCCGGCAAGGATTACCTGATTTACCTGAATACGGGCGAAACGGAAGCTACGCCGACCTGGACCTTGCTGGGTGGTCAGCGCAGTGGTGATTTGACGCGTAAGGCCGATTCTATTGACGCTAGCAATAAAACGTCTGGTGGTTGGAAGTCTTCGCTGGCCGGTCTCCGTGAATGGAGTATTGACCTGGAATCTGTCGTCATTTTGAACGATGCCGGCTCTCAGTTCCTCGAAGATGCTTTCAATGATGGTCAGCTGGTCCATGTCAAGTTTGAATATCCGGATAAGAAATTCCGCACCGGCTGGGCGGCTGTTACTGATTTCAGCCTGTCGACGAAATACGATGATGCTGCCACGATTAAAGGTACATTGTCCGGCAATGGTCCGCTGTCTGAATTAACAACACCCGGCGCGTAAGGAGGATTGACCTATGAAGAAAGTCCCTTTTGATTTGTTCGGTGACGGGCAGTATATGTACTTCAATATTGCCCGTCTGATGCAGTTGGAACAGGCTTGCGGCGAAGGCATCAGTACTATCGTCAGCAGGAATGAATTGAACCTGAATGTCCTGACGAAGATCTTCATGATTGGCCTAGCCCATCATAAGAAGCACAATGAACTGTGGTACGCAGAACACATCCAGGAATTGCTTGACCAGGGCAAGAGCCTGGAAGAAGATTTCTATATTCCGGCCGTTAAAGCCATCGCCGGCAGTGGCATCCTTGGCAAGGCCGCGTATTATGGCGCTTTCCCGGAAGAGTTGACGGAGAAAGCCCGGCAGGACGTAGCTGACGAAAAAAAAGATTAGAGGCGGAGGGAGCCAGCGACAAGCCGCCCCCGTCTTTTTATGAGTGGCTGGAGTGGGCAGAATCGCAGGCTTATGGCCCCTTAGGACTCAAGCCATGGGAATTCTATCGGTTGTCTCCCATGGAGCTAAGCAAGCTCATTGATGGCTACCAGGTGCGCCGGGAAGACCAGGCGTTTACGACGGCCTGGTTCGTTAGCAACATGATAAGTGTTCATACAAAACATCCCGTACCGGCCAAAGAATTGGCCCGGCCGTTCCTGCATGAAAAGACAGACGGCGAACGGGAACGTGAACGCAAGGCGTTTTTAGAATCATTCAAGAGTCAACGAGAGGAGGCGGGGGTTGATGGCGACAGTGACGAGTATCTTGGTCAAGATTGGGGCGAATAGCTCCGAGCTTCGCAGGGAATTGTCGGCTACGAAGGCCGAGTTAAAATCTGCATTGGGAGAAGAAACGTTATCGGCGTCGAAGGCCGCAGTCATGAGTATTGCGGGGGTAGCCGCTTCCCTCGGTGCATTAGGCGTCAAAGCCGTCCAGGCGGCCGGGAACTTCCAGCAGGTCCAGGCGGCTATGACGAATATGTTGGGTAGTGCAGAGCGGGCCAAGAACCTGCTCGGCCAGTTACAGGACTTTGCGGCCAAAACGCCTTTTGAATTCAATGATGTGGCCGCGGCTTCGCAGAAATTCCTGGCCTTTGGTTTTACAGCAGAACAAATCATCCCGACATTGAAAGCGGTTGGCGATGCCGCCGCCGGCGTAGGGCTGGGAAAAGAAGGGATTGACCGGATTACCCTGGCTCTGGGTCAGATGGCGGCAAAATCGAAAGTCCAGAGTGATGAAATGCTGCAGCTGACAGAAGCCGGGATTCCTGCCTGGCAGATGCTGGCTGATAAAATCGGCACGTCTGTCCCGCAAGCTATGGACATGGTAAGCAAGGGAGCTGTCGATGCTCAGACAGGCTTACAGGCCCTCGTCGGTGGCATGGAAGAGAAGTTTGGCGGCATGATGGACCAGCAGGCGCAGACGATTACAGGCACGTGGTCAAATATGATGGACGGCCTCAGTCAGTCTGCTATTGCCGTCGGCCAACAGATTTCAGATGCCTTGAATTTACCGGATCTTTTTTCTTCGTTGGGAGATAGCTTACAACAGTTTGCTAATCTCGTAAAAAATCAAGGTATTGGCGAAGCCTTGTCGCAGATGATTCCGCCTGAAGTGGAAGTTGCCGCGGCGGGCCTTGCAACGACCCTTACAGTAGCAACGATTCCAGCACTGCAATCATTCGCTCTCAATGCAAAACTGGCCGCTGCTCCGCTGGCTGGATCTTTTCTGACAGGCCTCAACACTTTGAAAAATGCATTGGCTACGATTCCTCCAGGTATGGCAGCCGCAACTACTAGCTTTACGTTGATGAAGACTGGGGCGGTTTCTGCGGGAACGGGGTTATTAAGCTTTGCCGGCAGTCTCAAAGGGGCGGTTACGTCACTGCCGCAAGTCGTTTCTGGCATTGGCCGATTGGTACTGGCTTTCGGTCCGCTTGGCTTGGTTGTTGCCGCTGTTGGCGCCGCTATTGCTGCCTTTGTCGCATCAGGTCATAATCTGACAGACTTCCTGAATGTCGTGCCTGGGACGATGGAAGCCGTGAATATGGCCGGCACTGCGTTGAAACAATTATGGGGTGAATTAGGGCAGGCTATCAGCAATCTAGTTTCTGCCGCTGCGCCTCTGATTACCTTGTTGGCTACGGTATTTACGGCAGCTGTTTATGCTATCATCGCAGTCATCAACGTCGTCGTTGCGGCCTTGTCTTTATTCTTGACTGTCATTACCAATACCATTACGGCGGGCATTGCCGCGTTTAACTGGTTGTATGATGGCGTTTCATCGGCGCTGAGCCGCGTGGCCGACGCTCTGGGGGATATGGCCAACTCAATCCTGCCAGACTGGGCCAAGAGCGGGCTGGAAACTATCCGCAGTTTTGTGAAGACCGCTATCGGCTGGCTGCAAAGCCTCATCCAAAAGATTTTCCAGACAAATAACGCCATGAGTAACGCCGGCAGTGGCATGACGTCTGAAGAAAAAGCAAAACGCCAGGCTGCTCAGGCCATCCATGACAATCCGCCGAAAGTATCCGAT